ACGCTTGCCGCCCATTCGTATTTTCGGGACGCGCCCCTGAACTGCTTTAATTGACGGTCTAATTAAATCATACTGCTGGGCGTGAAACACGCCCTTAGCGCGGGATCGCATCTTTTTAACAACCTGATTCGCTATGGCTTTGTTGCCGTTTTTGACCTGTTTTTGAACTTGTTTAGGCATACCGCGCATAGCTCGCTGTAGTTCTTCCAAACCGAAAATTTCGATATCAGAATAAAGGGTACGTTTTAAACGCGGGTCGCGTTGTAAAGATTTTTTAACTGATGTCATCGCCTAGCCTTCGCCTGTTCCATAGCCTGCCTTCGGTTATCTATTTCAGCTTCGATAACCCGCCACATTGCGTCCAACATTTCCGGTTCGCTCAATAACAGTTCACGGGGGCTGATCCCCGTTCGCACAGCTAAAGCCGCTATGTTGACCGTTACTGAGTCCCACCCAAAGGGGCTGATTCGTCGTCCTCGTTGACTACTTCAATGTCAGTAAGACCGTTGACCCAGTCTTCAAACGGTTTAACAGCCGGACCGTCGCCCATTAAAGCCGCTTTGTGTAAAGCGTCGTGAGCTACCCAAGCGAGAAATTCCACATGCACATCCTGCATGGCTTTTCCCCATCCCATGCCCCATTTTCTTTCAAATGCAACAATGGTGGCTGGCCCAGCCGTTACGTACCGTTCTTCGTCGTTGTGAACGACCCGAAGGTCGAATCGCATTCCTTTTTTAGCCATTTTTTGACCCCTTTTCTGCTATTAGCTGGTTGCGCGTGTTATCGCCCCTGTTACTGGCCATGAAACGCTGAGTGTTGACAATGTGCCAACCTCTGCGGATATAGGCGTGTAACTAGTAACGATGCAGTTACCCGCATACGACGGGTTAGTTGCTGACACCGCGGCGCTGGTCGGTTTAAGAACAAACGCTGTGCTTGATCCCACCAAACCGTTCAACGTCGCGTCCACTTCGCTTGAAGCATAGTCCTGGTTAAACGTGATGTTTAACGTAGCGTCGCCAAGTCCACCTATCCGGGTGCGTACAGCATCCCCGAAAGCTGTGGTTTCAACATCATCGTAGGATATTTCCAACGAAGCTGACGTAATGTGGTCTGATAAGTCCACGCTGTTGATTGTAATGGTGGCAGTTGCACCACCGATTAATTCGGCCATTATTCAGCCACCTTTCCGGGCTTTATATGCCCGCCTTCTATTAGTTGTTGTTCCTGCTCGTCAGACATAGACGCTGAAAAGCTTTCACCCGGTGCGTGTCCCATAACGTTATGGTTTCCCACCACCGTGTAATCTTTCTTTTTGGTCGCCATTACGCGTACACCTCCACTTCAAATTCGATACCGAGATATTCGACATCGTTAACCGATACATCACCATAGGTAGACGCAACCGTGACTTGACAGTCTGAACAGTTCCCGCCTAGCGTCCTGTCGCCCTCTATCAGAGCGCGGACGCTAGAAGCTCCGCTGACCATACCGTCGATCAAATCTTGATTAGCCGCCGCGTCGAATCTTTGCGCTAAAACGAGAATCGTGAACGTGAACCGTTCCAACCCGTTGCCGAACGCCTGATGGTATTCCACGACAGGGCTTCCCGGCAGTACTATCGCACAAGGCGGGGAAACCGTGTCGGGGGCGGTATCAGCAACCTGTATGAAAACCGAACTGGTTTCCAAACGGGTTTTGAGTCCGTCGCGTATAGCGGAATAATCAGCCATTTAAGCCACCGCAGGCAGCGCGTAGCGTAAAAGCATCGCGGCTATATCCGGGTCTGATCGTGAAATACGAACCGGCCCGAAATCCCCGACACCTATAACACCCATAGGCGAAGCCTTACGGTTGTATAAACGGCTGGAAAGCATCAAACATGCCTGCTTAACGGGTTTCGGGACACTTGCCCAACCCCATTTCGCTGTTACCTCCACAGAAGCTAAACCGTCGCCGTACACAGGAAACGTGTAGTCGCCTACAGCCCTGATGTTACGCAACGGGAAGCCTTTTTGAAGGTTGTTTAACGGTTCCATTTGGTAATCCGTCGAAGCCCACGTAGTGTCGAAAGTTCCATCGCCGCTGGTGTCAGTTTTGATAACTAAACCAGTTTCCGTGTAAATGTCGTCCACCACCGTGTAATAGGGTTGCGCCCTGTAGGTGCGCGCTGTCGCTGACGTTTCTTGCGTGAAAACACGCCCGCAAAGGTCGTCTATAGCGGAAGTCGCCGCGTCGATACCCAAATTAAGGTAGTCGTCTTCGGTGCTTCCTGAGATTCCCAAAGCGGTTTTAAGTTCCGATAGCGTAACGTATCCCATTATTTCTTCGCTGATGCTTTCTTAGCCGCTGGTTTCTTAGCGGCTGGTTTCGGGGCTTCTTGTTCGGGTTTTTGTATCCGAGCTGAAGCCTGTTTTTCCCATAGTGTTGACAATGTTTTCTCCATTCTGTTCGGGATTACCACCGGATACCGGACGGGGTACCCGGTGGCAAACCTACCCGTTGGGGTCAAACGGGATTGATTAGAAGCTAGGTGCTACTAAACCAGTTCCTGAAATCATGCTGATCGCGGCTGGATAGCGCCCGCCGATAAAGCAAGCGTACTGCCAAGCAACCATCTTGACGGTCAAGTTGCCGCCTAGTGTCTGATCCATGCGAACCATTGAAGGAGCGCCGGGGCTTTCAAACAAAAGCATGTCGGCACGGCGTACCACGAAAATGTTATCTTCGTTGTTTCCGCTACCTGCGTCAGTTTGAATGTTTGCATCGGTCACGATTGGGATACCTGCAACCTGCAAGCCTGTTGAGCCGTAACCAGCTACCGGGCCTGTACCCATAGCGTTGCTTGGCACGTTTGCCTGTGGCAGTACCAATGGGCGGCTTTGTCCGTCTACTGCGGCGGCCATCCATGCGGCGCGTCTTGGGTGCATAACTATCAAATCCGGGCCGGCGTAGCGGTTGGAATTGATCTTCTGTATAGCATCAAGAAGCTTAGGGTAAAGCTCTGCAACTGTTGGGCTTGCGTCTGTGTAGGTCACAGCGTTGATGCCTGAAATGTTCTTAAGCCCAAGCAAAGTGCCTGAAGTTCCAGCACCGTTAATCATGCCGTCATCCAAAGTAGTTGCTATAGCTCCTGATAGGTCAGCCATGATAAGCGCGTCGATTCCGGTTCCACGATCTAAGGCTTGGCGGGAAATGTCCTGCTGTCCTGCGATTGTGCGAACGTCAACTGTTAGCAAAGTATCGTCTATGTCTTGTTCGGATACTGCGCTGTTTTCTGTGGCTTGCGCGGCGGCAGTTGCCCCAGTAGTAACGCGTGAAATGTTGATAGTCATTCCGTCATTAGGAAGTGGAAGCGCTGTGCAAAGGTTAGCGAATGGCCTTCCAGCACGTGCAAGCTCCGCGGCAAGTTCTGTCAAATACTGTGGAACTACCAAACCGGCATAGTTGCTGGTTGATCCGTCCCTGTATTCAACCTTCATTTCTTCGCTGTGGCGTGAAATTCTAGCCTGTGCCTGCGGGTCGTGATTCATCTGTGAATTATAAATATCACGGAAAAACGAATTAGGGGCTTCCTGAGCGTATGTCAACGCTTCTTCTTTAACGCGGACACGTAAAGCGTTTTCGTCGCCTGCGTCGTCGTCGTCGTCATCATCGCCGTGTGTTACCTCGGCGCGTAGTTTAGCGGCTTCCAAATTAGCTACTTGAATGTCGCGTAGTTCTGTTATTCGTGTGTCGAGCTTTTCAGCTTGAGCGTGAAGTTCCGAAATGTTCGTTTCTTCACTTTCTGTAAGGTCGCGTGTTTCTTCAGCGGCGGTGTCGAGAATACCAGTCATGGTTTCCGCAACGTCCGCGCGTTCTGAAACAAGCTGGTCTAGCAGTTTCATAATTGCCTTTCGTTTGTGCTTATGTTTTCACCGGGTGAATACTTCGGGTGTCAGCACGACTGACGGCGCGAATCGGCGCGGTGTTCTCAATATAGCAGATTAAATGTTTAGATTGTTGGTATTAAAAGTTTCGCCCGCCACACAGCTAACCGCGGGGCGGTTTCTTCGTCGTCCGGGTCGAAATCTCGGACAGCTAAGACTTTCGCGTTTTCATACGCTGGTACTTCTGAGATTAAA